TCTAGGTAGTAATAAAATAAATCCTGCACGTGCTAAAGAAGTATTAGATACTTGTGCAGATTCTATAACATAACAAGGAAAGGTTGGTGACTTTTCAGGAAAAGTTGCTAAAACTGTAGTACCAGCTAATTTATTAGTATTAATAATAGAAAAAATACTTTGGAATACTTCCACTCTTGCTGTGTTTTCTGTTACTACCATTACTCTACGAGTTTATACTATCAACTCTTGGACTCAGTGTTACAATGGTTGCTACGTTAACATCATTAAAGATGATGGGTTCTACGACCCGAACGTCCCAATCAGTTGAGTTGAATGTTACCTTATCGGTTGTTACTATATTCGTTGATGATTTAAAAATTATATTAACTTCACCAATCTTCAAGTCACCTGCTTTGAAAGGTAATTGAAGTTCTGGTTGAATTTGATTATATGGTACTCCATATGCTTGAGAAGATGAACCTTCGTTATCTGTGATAGCTCCGTATCCACCATAAGAATCTAAAGCTGGGTTTCTAGGAGTGATAGTAATTGTTGTACGAAAGTTAGCATTATCTATGATACCGTCTACCGTTGTCTTGATGCTATCTCCTAGTGCTCCCATTATAAGTTAAGTTGTTGAGTTAATCTGAACAAGTTTTGTGTATTTGCTAATATCTTCATTTGAGACATTGCATCTGCTTTCAAAGATTCAATCTGATCAGTAATATCTTTTTTACCAATTGTGATAGCACCTAAATTAATTGAGTTGGTACTATTAGAACCAGATGTCATTCTTTGTAAAATGTAAATTGCTGCCCATGATTCTACTGCTGTGTCATATAAATCTCCAGAAGTAGCACCAGTATAAGCAGTAACATATTTACTTGCTCGGTTAATCATAGCTGTGACTATTGCTGCTTTATCTGTCCCCATTGCATCATATAATTCTCCAATGAGGTATTGTACGTTAGTTGAACTTGCTGCCATTATATTGTTACTCTATTTAGATAAACAGGGTGTACTAACCATTGATCTTTTACCCACTTGAAATCTTCTTCGCTAATTTCATTAACGATTCCTTTTTCAAGACGTAGTCCGTGTCTTTCATAAACACCAGGACCAAGGTAAACAACGAAGTACCTGTCTTCTAAGTTAACAATACGTTTAGTATTTTTATTTGTTATTCTTTTTCTTTTTGTTTTCTTTTCAGGCATCTTTGTCTCCTAAGTTTTTGTCAATCTTTCTAAGATTTGTAATCATATCTTCATTGACAGCTAATAATTGAGAATGATATTTTTTTATACCAGTCATCTCAGCTTTTAATGCTTCATTACTTGCTCTGACTTGAGCATTTTCATTTTTAAGCGAAACTATTTCATTCGCAAGGTTTTGATTCTTTACAACAAGACTGTTGAATTGATCTTCTAATTTTTTAAAAAGTTCAGCTAACGACATAACTTTTAAATGCTTTACTTCTATTTAAAAGTATTGTTTTATGGGTGAACACTATAATCTGGTAAAGTTTCATCTGGAGAAATAGCTGTCCAAGATTGACTATCTTCATTCCAATCATATTGTTTACCATCATCAGGCATAGCTGACGGAGCTTCCCATAAACAAGTAGTTTCATTTAAA